ATTGTTACTAAACTTGATCCTGAAAATGTTTGTATGGTTGCATTTGTTATTTGAGTGTCTAATGGTGTGATATCATAGAGTTGACCTTCAAAATATAATAACAACAGTTTGTCTGTTCCAATAGCCACGTATCTATTTCCATCGAGATCTACAAACGGAAACATTTTTCTAGCTACACCAACAATAGTATCTGTAACTAGAGAGGACCAACCACCTACCTTTTCTGGTAGTTGATATCTAAATCTTACATTATTACAATCTACCCAACGTCCCTCTGCTCCGACAGTTGTGTTTTGTTTATCTATTCCAGGTGCAAAATTAACTCTTGTAAGAGGCATAGTTCATCCCCCTACGCAGTGTTTGTTTTGAAAGCCCAGCCACGAGTTGAATCAACGTATACTAAAGTTATAGCTTGACCATTTGTTGATAGAACTAAGTTACTTCCACTTCCGTTTATATTGTGACCGTTTCTATTGATTGTTAAATTATTAGAATTAAAAGTTCCTCTAGCGTCTACTATTGTTAACTCATCACCGGTCGCAGCTGAAGTAGGTAATGTAATTGTAATTCCTGCAGTTGTTGTATTTGTTAAAAGTTGATCACCAGCCACCGCAACATACGTTGTTACTGAAGCTGAGTTTACAGTTCCATAACCTTTTGATAGCAATCCTAATTTCATGTTTGTGCCATCTGACACAACGGCAACTGACGCGCCTATTGGTATGGGCACACTAGTCCCGCTAGCTGTAACAACAGATAAAGAAAAAAGTGTAGAGCCGCTTCCTCTAGTTGTAGAGTCTTTTACAATAATAGATCTTTCTGCACCGCTAGGCATAGTTAAAGTTCTATTTCCAGTCAAAGTTCCAGTTAATTCGTAAAAAGCGTTTTTACCATCAGAGGTTGCACCATTAGTTAAAGTAAGTGTAACATCTCCAGAAGCCATGGATTGACTTAAATATCCCGTAGCTGATTGTTCTAAAATTTGTAAGTTTGTATTTGTTATTGTTCCCCATAGACCAGCTTTTTCACCGGTTGCTATAAGTTCTAA